AAATAATAATCTTATTAATTTCACGATAGATAGACAAGACTTATCACATGATCAAGTTTTAGGTTCACAACGTGGTGCGATTGATATAGTTGTAGGCCGTGGATTCACATCTGAGTTTCTCTTAAATGAAAAGACTGCACCGAATGTTGTCTTTAATACACGTAAAGCAGTTGAAATTGATAAAACACCACACCTTAGAAAAAAAGAAGATAATGTAGCAGAGGGAGATCCCGATTTCATAAATGATCCTAGCAGAATCTACATAGCTATGAAAAGCGATGTAGACAAGCGATTTGGCATTGACATTAAGAACATAGATGAGACACAAAGCCCGTTAGACAGAAGAATAAATGAAGAAGTAAATAAACCAGGTATAGTCTTAAAGACAACACAACTACGTTTAGTTGGTCGTGAGGATGTCAAAATTCAAGCAGATAATGGTGATGGTAATGGAGCTGCAATAGTACTGAAGGCAAATGGTGATATCATATTGGTACCGGGACCAAATGGACACATTCTGCTTGGTGGTGCAGATGCAGGAATTGCGCCGCTGTGTTCTACTGCTGCAAAAGCAGGTGGTGGAATTGCAGCTACTACAATAACAGATACCATGGGTGCAACTCATGGTGCAGGTGCCTTGAATGGTACATTCACAACTAAGGTATTGATGAAGTGAGACGTTGAATCATGACAGGAATAATGACACATGTGGGATTACTAAAAGATGGACAGCTTACACCAGCAGCCAGACAATCATTTGTAGATGAAACTGCAGAATTGCTTGAAAATGGCACAAGCGACTTTTTATTTGGTGGATTACCTGTAGACTTACAGTTCCCAGGTAATCCTGCATTAGCAGAAGGTTTTAAACGTGATAGTCTAGAAGAGCATCAAGCTACATTTCCACGATTTCATCAGGTGTGGTTAGATGAAATGTACCAACAGATTGCAATACAGTTTGACGTACCTTGCGGTGTAGGAAGTCTAAAACCTGCATTTATAGATCCTACTGTATTATTTCCTGACTTAAAATTGAAGGCAAACATAGGCCTACCTGATCTTTTGGTACCACCTACACCGAATTTGGCATTGATATTTGAACTTGATGCAGCCGCTGCATTACAATTTCCACTTGATTTGACTGCTAAATTACCTACAATTGCAGCTGAATTACCTCCACTGCCTCCCGTACCACCACTACCACCTGTAGTCATACCACCACTACCACCTGTACCTGAACTTAATGTTGATGTAGATGCAGCAGTTAAGTTTAATGCATCTTTAAACTTACCTACAATACCTCCTTTTCCAAGCCTAGATGTACTACCTCTGCCTGCTCCTTATCTGTTATTTCATAACTGTGTGATGATAGTAGGCATACCGCTTATCATAGGTCTTTTAATTGCAGAAGGACCAAATTTTCCTGTTGCACTTGCAGATAATTTTCCTGTTGGAATTATTTTACTGGTGTTGGGTGTTGTACTTGCAGCAATTGGAGCGTGTCTTGGCGTCAAGTTATCAGGTCAATTATTGTCTTTCGTGGCAGCATTTCTAGTATTCTTGAAGAAATTGGTACTCATGCTGATAGTATTGATAGTTGGTTTACTATTAGGACAAGGTTTGATTTCAAAATTAGTTGCAAGTGGTATTGGTTTAGTTTGACGAATAATTAGACTTAGTCATGGGCACAATTTCATTCAAAGAAGTTGGTATTAAGTCAACTGAGAAGTTGAAGAATGATCAACAGATTGCACCTGAATCTCCACCATTAGGAATTATGACACCCATACGTGAAGGTAATGCCGTTGATGGTATATTCATGATGCATCGTGAACCAGCAGCGTGGATAAAAGACAATTTAAGAAATCTGTTGATGACAAATCGCGGTGATCGTGTCATCACTGCAAATTTAGGCGCAAATTTACAACCACTTGTGTTAGAGAATATGGCCCAGGATGATTTTGATAGTATTGCAGTTGAAAGGATAAGTTCAACTGTGGCAAGATATATGCCCTATATTGAATTACAAGATTTTGTATCACAAACAGTTGGAAGCGAAACATCTGGTGGGTTAGGAAGATTAGATATCACAATCACGTATAATGTCAAAAATACTAGAATTCAAAATCAAGCTATAAAAATTAGCTTCTTCTTAGGCGGATAATTTATATTATGACTGTAACACAAAAACAAGTACGATACAATAGACCTCGTCAGTATCTTGCAAAAGATTGGGATCAATTTAGATCATCATTGACCCAATACGCTAGAACATACTTTTCACCTGAAAAAATAAATGACTTTTCGGAAACAGGTCTTGGTGGAATGTTCATAGAGCTTGCAGCATATGTGGGTGATAATTTATCATACTACTTGGATCATCAATTTTCAGAATTGAACATCGATACTGCAGTAGAAAATTCAAATATCGAACAGCACTTACGTGCGGCAGGAGTAGATATTGTTGGTGCTTCCCCCGCCATTGTATCATTGACTTTCGCATTTGAACTAGATGCAGAAAGAGTTGGTTCTTCATACAGACCTGATATAACACAATTACCTGTTGTGTTGGCAGGAACAATATGCGAAGCAAATAATGGCACAAGCTTTGAGTTGCTTGAAGATATTGATTTTAGAATTAAAAGGACTACAGGTGAACTTGATGCGAATGTTATTGTGTCAGCAGTACGATCAGATGGTAGTCCACTTCGGTATGTGCTTTCAAAATCAGGTAATGCAGTCTCAGGTTTTAGAACAGTTCAAACATTTCAAATACCTGCACAGTACAGGGCATTCAGAACGATTACACTTAACAATCCAAATGTAAACGAGATTATTTCAGTGAAAGATAGCGAAGGAAACATATATTATGAAGTTACTTCATTGTCTCAAGATACAGTTTACGTCAAGACAGCAAATGTAGGAATTGACAGTGAGAACACACCAGATAATATAGAAGTTAGACCTGCACCTTACAGATTCGTAAAAGAAACATCACTAGGCGGACGAATAACTACAATAAGATTTGGATCAGGTGAAGGTTTATCATATGATGTCGATAATGTTCCTGATCCAAGCCAATTGTCTATACCGTTGTATGGCAAAAAGACATTCCCAAGATTTACATTAGATCCTGCAGCGATATTGCGATCTAGAACATTAGGAATTGCACCAATCAACACTGTGATAACTGTCGACTATCGTCATGGAGGCGGTTTGACTCACAATGTTGCTGCTGGTTCTATACGAAATATAACCGAATTATTACTTCAGTTTCCAAATTTGCCTAATTCGGCTGATGCAGCACGTATTAGAGGAAATGCAGGTGTTGTGAATTTAAGAGCATCAGTAGGTGGTGATTCTGCACCAAGCATACAGGATCTGAAGAGCAGAGTATTTGCATATAAGAATGCACAATCACGTATAGTATCTGCACCTGATTTGTTGTCACGTATCTACACACTTCCAAGTAATTTTGGTCGTGTTTTTAGGGCAGGTGTTCGTTCAAATCCATTGAATCCACTTGCGACACAGTTGCACATCATATGTCGAGATTCAACTGGTAGATTGGTACCGGCATCTGACACGCTTAAATTAAATATCAGAAAGTATTTGAATCCATTTAGAATAATTTCTGATGCTATTGAGGTGTTGGATGCACAAATTGTAAATATAAGATTTGAATATCAAGTTGTTACTACACCAACGGCCAATAAACAGCTTGTCATACAAACAATTAATTCTAAACTTAAACAATTCTTAGATGTGCAACAGAGACAAATAGATCAACCAATATCATTAGGTGATATTAGAAACCTAATATTCAATACAGAAGGTGTAGTGTCAGTGACGATCATAAATGTGAAAAATATTGCAGGCATAGTAGGTACACAACGATATAGCAGCGTTAGGTACGATATCATATACAACACAGTAAAAGATCACATTTTTCCACCACCGGGTGGAATGTTCGAGGTGAGATTTCCTGATGTAGACATCGTAGGTGGAGCAATCTAAGAGGATCACAACGTGTATAGACTACTGAAATGTACAAAAGACACCTACATTACGAATCGTATCGTGAACAATTCATTTCGTGCAACAGATGCAAATGTAGGTTATGCAGGTACACTTGATCTATTTAAGTTATGGGATGAGAGTCGTATTGCAGGCGAAGATCAACCATTTGAATACTCACGAATACTTGTGAAGTTCGATCTTGAAACGCTCCAACAACTTACATCCAGTGTTCTAGATCTCAATTCTAACTTCAATGCAAGAATACGTTTGAGTGATGTTGTTGGAGGTCAACCTGTTCCATCTAACTTCACAGTTAGTGTCATACCACTATCTCGTAGTTTTGACGAAGGTGTGGGCCGCGATGTTGCAATCTTTAGAGACATTGATTATGCTAATTGGTTGACTGCGTCTGTTTCAAATGGAATAGTCACGTGGGTTTCAGGTGGTGCTTCTGCATCAGGTACACTAGGTGATAATAATATAGACATCATCACTCAGGGTGATCTATTGAATGGTGCGGGTGTTGTATCACTTGTACGTAATCAAACATTTTCATCAGGTGAAGAGGAGTTGAATGTAGATGTGACAGACATAGTATCTGCAACGTTGGCAGGTAACTTGCCTGATTGTGGCTTTAGAATATCATTCAGCCAACCTGTGGAGCACATGTCATCTACACTGTTCGTAAAGCGATTTGCATCACGACATGTTTCAAATCAGCGTCTTGCGCCTAAGCTCATAGTTCAGTATGACAATTCATACCAAGATAATCATACTAACTTCTACTTTGACACTACGGGCTCTTTGCTCCTATTTAATACTATAAGAGGTGAGTTGACTAACATCGTGTCAGGTACAGCATCGACACAGCTTACGGGACAGAATGCATTGACCCTAAAATTGATTAGTGGTGCAATAGAACCCGCAATATCAAGTTCATACACTGCATCTTTTCCGGTAAGTCAACTCACTTTTGGGAATAATCAGGTTGAAGGAATATACAGGGCTAACTTTGCACTGTCGTCATTTCATCCTGATCTGTTTAATCACGTTCAAAAAGCAAAATCAGCTAGTTTCACAACTGTGTGGGGTTCAAATGATGGTACAGTTGCATTTAAGACGGGCAGTCTAGTAGCATATGCACAGGATTCACGTTCATTTGTATCATCAACAACAAAATATGTGATTGCAATTACAAATCCAAAACCGACATACTCAGTTACTGAAGTTCCACGTATAAGAGTAACGTTATTTGATGGCTCAATTGATAGTGGCCTATTTTTCAGTAAATTGCCGTATGAAAGAGTAGGCTTGGTAGCTAATAAGTTATTTTGGCGTCTTATAGACAGCACTACACAAGAGGTCATCATACCATTTGAAACAACGACAAATTCAACAAGATTATCGTCTGATACATTGGGTATGTTCTTTGATTTTGTGCCGGTAGATTTAGAAGTAGGAAGAAATTACAATTTTGAATTCCTACCACGTGAAGATGGTCGTGACATCATCTTTGACAAAGACATACCTACATTTAGGGTGATGCCATGAGTGCAACAGGTGCAAATTCGAACGTATTGAGAACCTTCAGGCCGGGTACATACGTACCTGCATTCACACGTGCAGCAATTGAGGCAGGTGCTCCTACACGAAAGTATTCACTCGAAGACTTGAAGAATACTTCATTTGATTCAGGATCATTTAGATATGATCAGATTGGTACAGGCCTCAAATCTACTCAGCAGCTCAATGTAGATTGGTCTTCATTTTCTAATCATGTATATTTCAATTCTGCAGAGGTTGTTGTCAATGTAGGTTTTGATACGCTCATCAACGGTTATCCATTTGATGGAACAAGACGTGAACATGAATTATTTATTGACAACTTGTCAGGCTTTGAGAAGTGGTTGCTTGATCAATTTCCAAAAAATAAAGGTTTTCTATATTTTTCTGGTTCAAATAGCCCTACACCCGGTACTTTCATCGAAGTTAAAGATTACGCAGGTTCAGAGTTTCCTTCCATTTCGAGGGATAAATCAGGTAAATCGATATTAAATCCTGATGGTAAGTCGTTAAGCATTGAGTGTCATGTATTTGTACCCACAATTTCAAATAGCGAACAAGTAATACTTCAAAAATTGTCAGGATCAAGTCAGGGGTTCACATTGGGTTTGAAACCTAATGTTAGCACTACAGAAGTAGAGGCATTTTTTGCAATCAGCAGCGGCAGCACAACATCAATAGTAAGTGGTTCACTGACAAAAGGACAATTCAATCACATAGTTGTAACCTACGATAGAACAAAACAAGATAATAAACTATACTTCTACAATAATGAGAAGCAGATCAATGTTTCACAATATAGTATAGCAATAGATAATTTTGACTTTATATTAAGTCCACTGTATATCGGTTCCGGCTCAACAATGTTGACGCAGATGGGACCATTCGTTCCCACACAAACGTTTTCAGGTGCATTAGATGAATTGAGAATCTTCCATGATGTTCGAACACCGGCAATGCAAAAGTCTTATGGATATAAGCATATCTTCGCAGATAGTGATTTGAAGTTATACTATAAGTTTAATGAACCTGCAGTAAATTTCGGTGTGAATAGTTCAGATCAAATAAATAGAATTGTCTTAGATTCATCAGGTAATTCACTACACTCATATATTGACGCAGGAGGATTTTCTTTTAATCTCCGTGAATCAGGAACATTGACAAACCCAATGACACACGAAAGATTATTGACGTGTCCGGTACTGTTCCCAGGACATCCT